TTTGGCAAGTGAAGATGATAAGCGACCAGCTATTAATGTTAATCCTGATTCATTTGATTAACATTGCAGTAGAAGTAAATTAAATTTTAAACTAAAAGGATAGAAATAAAATGGCTAAAATTACATTAAAAAACGTAAGATTGTCTTTCCCATCAATTTTTAAAAGAGAAAGCTTTGAAGGCGAAGAAGGTAAATTTGCAGCAACCTTCTTGATTAACAAAGAAACTCACGAAGATATTATTGAAGAAATTGAAAACGCAATCAAAGAAAAAATTAAAACTGACTTAAAAGGTGCTAAATTAGGTGCTGATAAGATTTGTCTTAAAGATGGTGAAGACATTGAGTATGCTGGATATAAAGGACATTACTCAATTAAAGCATCTAACATCAAGCGCCCATTAGTTATTGACCGTGATAAAACACCATTAACAGAAGATGACAATAAGTTGTACGCTGGTTGTTATGTCAATGCAATTATTGAACTTTGGAGTCAAAATAATGAGTACGGCAAACGAATCAACGCTAACTTATTAGGTGTTCAATTCTATGCAGATGGTGAACCATTTAGTGACGGTGAAAACGCTAGTTCCGACGACTTTGAAGCGTTTGGTGATGACGATTTGAAGATGACATTACGTTCTAATTATTTGTTTTAAACCTAACAGCCCTTAATCGGGCTGTTTTAGATAGGCTACCCCTATATGTTAATACTAGATACAGAAATATATAAAAACTACTTTTTACTGTCTATGATGGATAGTGAGACTAAAAAAGTAAGAAGCTTTGAACTTTACGAAGGTAAAGAATTAGACATTAAAGCTATCATTCCTATCATGAAAAATCATACAACCGTTGGTTTCAATTCATCTAAATTCGACCTGCCAATTATCGTTGGTGCGTTATCAGGTTTTGATAATAAGAAAATCAAAGAAGTCTGTGACGCGATAATTCAATTGAATTTGCCCGTGTGGAAAGTAGCGGATAAATTTGGCATTAAAGTGCCTAAATCTTTTGACCACATCGACCTTATTGAAATTGCCGCGGGTAAAGCGAGTCTTAAAATTTACGGTGGTAGATTACACGCAAAAAAAATGCAAGATTTGCCTATCGAACCAGATGCAATACTCACCCGCGAACAGATGGTTTTGATTAAAGATTATTGTGAGAACGACTTACACACAACGAACCTACTTTATCAAACGCTGAAACCACAAATAGCACTACGCGAGAAAATGTCAGAACAATACGGTATTGACCTAAGAAGTAAATCGGATGCTCAGATTGCAGAAGCTGTGATTGTCAACGAACTAAAAAAGACTACGGGTAAAGATTATAAGAAATTGGAAGTGCCAGACGGTCAGGCTTTTAGATACAAAGACCCTAAAATTATTTCTTTTAAAACTAAAAAACTGCAAGATTTATTCGAGCGAGTTTTAGACACAAAGTTTGAAATAGGCGGTAACGGTTCGATTGTGTTACCCGAATGGATGAAAGACTATGAGCTTAAAATCGGTAACACCGAGTACACATTAGGTATCGGAGGACTACATAGTTGTGAGAAAGCACAATGTATATCAGCAGATGATATACATTTATTGTCCGATAAGGACGTTGTCAGTTATTACCCAAATATCATTTTACAACAACAATTGTCGCCTAAATCTATGGGTTACGACTTTATAAAATTATATCAATCTATTGTCGATAGACGTATTAAAGCTAAAAAAGAAGGTGATAAAGTAACAGCAGATACGCTTAAAATTTTCGTAAATGGATCGTTCGGCAAATTAGGTTCTAAATACTCAACGCTTTACGCACCAGAGCTTCTTATTCAAACAACCATCACAGGTCAGTTGGCTTTACTTATGCTGATTGAGAGCCTTGAGTTAAACGACATATCTATCGTCTCAGCAAATACGGATGGTATTGTTATTTATTGCGAAAAAGTCAAAGAACAATTATTAGAAAAATTATGCTTCGAGTGGATGTTAGATACCACTTTTGAATTGGAAACCACATATTATTCAAAGATGGCAATAAAAAATGTTAATAATTACATTGCAGTATATTTGTAATTATAGTACACTTAAATATACTGCAATTACAAGGTTAAATTATGAAATATATTAACAGTAAAAATTTAAAGACAGGTATTTATTCGATAGTAAATTGTAAAACAGGTAAAAAATATATTGGTATGACTATTGATTTTAGGAGAAGGTACACTCAATATTTGTATGATTTTAATAATATTAGGCTCGATCATATAAATAGTTATCTTTATAATTCAATGGTTAAATATGGGTTAGAAAATTTTAATTTTGAAGTAGTTGAATATTGTGATAAAGATTTGCTAGAAGAAAGAGAGCTATACTGGATATTACATTTTAATACACTAAATAGAAGTAAAGGTTTTAATTTGAGATTAGATATTGGGGGAAGAATGAAAGTTCATGGGGATACATCAAAGAAAATAAGCAATAATCTAAAATTACAGTGGGCAAATGGAGAAAGAGATGGTCATTCAGAAAAATTAAAAAAATCATGGGAAAATAATTCTTCTAGAAAAGAGCAACAATCTTTAATTCTTAAAAAAAATTTAACTAAGTATAAATATATTTTAACATATTCTGATTCAAAAAAAATTATTGTTGATTACTCAGATTTAAAAAAATTAGGATTGCATCACTCATTATCTTATTTTTATAGAAATGGAAGCAATGAATGTATTTGTAATGGTGTACATATTATTAGGGTTAATTATGAAAACTAAAGGTAAAGGTATTTTTGCTGGTGAAAGTCTTGCTAAGAACCCTGACTTTTCAATCATCGCGGAAGCCGTAACCAAATACGTGGCAGAATCTATCCCTGTAGAAGATACAATAAAGAACTGTGCCGATATTCGCAAATTTGTGTCTGTACGTCGTGTGCAGGGCGGTGCGACATGGAGAGACGCTTATTTGGGTAAAGCAGTTCGCTTTTATCGCTCGTCAGATATTCCTTTGACGGAATGTATTACTTACAGCAAAAACTCAAATAAAGTGCCTAAATCGTCTGGTGCAAGACCTTTGATGGAGTTACCAGATACGCTACCAAGTGATATTGATTACAATTTTTACATTAATGAAGCAAACGATTTGCTGAAAGAAGTTGGTTATGCTTGAGAAAGAAATAGAACGTCTTTTTGTAAAAAGAGTTAAAGAACTAGGTGGGATGGCTGACAAGTTCACCAGTCCACAAAAAAGAAGTGTACCTGATCGCATAGTGACACTCCCAAATAACAGAATAATTTTTGTAGAATTAAAAGCACCTAACAAAGAACCTACAGAGTTGCAATTACGTGATCACGAAAAGCGTAGAGCGCTAGGATGTGATGTGCGAGTAATTAACAGTTTGGAGGATATAAATGCTTTCCCGTGAAGATTTACATATTTATCAAACAAAAGCTGTTGATTTTATAAAAGATAAAAAAAGATGCGGTCTTTTTTTATTTTTAGGTGCTGGTAAAACCACTTCTACCCTAACAGCCGTAAAAGATTTAACCGATAGCTTTTCTGTCAATAAGACATTAATCATTGCCCCTTTGCGTGTTGCCAATACTGTGTGGAAGCAAGAAGCAACTAAATGGTCACACCTTAAAGACTTAAAGATACAAGTCTGTACAGGCAACGAACGTACACGCATTGCATCTTTACAAACACAAGCAGACGTTTATGTTATCAATCGTGAAAATGTTGATTGGATAGCTAATCACTATAAAAATAAATGGGTGTTTGATTGCGTTGTAATTGACGAAAGTTCTAGTTTTAAAGACCCTTCAACCAGAAGGTTCAAAGCTATCAAACGTATATTACCTTTCACAAATTACTTTGTGATTCTTACGGGAACACCTAGCCCGAATGGGTTACAGGGTTTATGGTCACAAATATTTACATTGGATTTTGGAAAAGCTTTGGGTAGAACTAAGACTTCATACGAACAAAGATTTTTTGAAACTGACTATAACGGCTACAACTTAAAATTAACAAAAGGATCAGAAGAAAAAATACATGAGTTAGTTTCTCCAATGGTGTTGTCGATGG